TTAAATTTTGTTCAAAATATCTATCATTCTTTTATTTTCTTCTTCATACAAGTGAGCATAGGTATTCAATGTCATTTTGATGTCCTCGTGTCCAAGCCTTTTGGAAATGGCTAAAATATTTACACCTTTCTGAATTAAAAAACTTGCGTGAGAGTGCCTTAAATCGTGCATTCTTATTTTTTTAACTTTAGATAGCTCTATATATTCAAGAAACCTTTTTCTAGCATATCCTCTTCCAAAATCAAACAATCTTTGGCTGTTTGCTGGCTTATAAATTCTATTTATTTGTTTTTTTAATAATTCAAGTGTTTTATCTGTAAGTGCAATTTTACGAATGCTACTCTCTGTTTTTGTCTTTGTTATAATATCTCCATTAAAACTTCTTGAAACTGTTTTATTAATATTTAATTTCTTATTTTCAAAATCCACATCTTTAATATTCAAAGCTATTGCTTCGCCAACTCTCATACCTGTCCAGAATAGCAGTGAAAAAAACACAACATCTTGTATATCCTCTATAACTGATATAAACTTTTGAAACTCTTCCAAACTCCAAATGGAAAATTCCCTAGTATTTTTTCTTGAACCAATTGTTTTTACTTTAGACATAGGATTAGATTCAAGATTGTAATATTTTACTGCAAAATTAAATACACATTTCGCTTGGCTTTCAATAATTCTAAGAGTATTTTTTGAAAGTTTTTTTTCTAGAAGTTCATTTTGAAAGTTCCTGATGTGGTTTGTATTTATCTCGTTCATCAAAATATTTCCAAAAGTAGGCAGTATATAATTATTCATTAACTGTATTTTTCTAATAATTGTACTGTCTTTTACTTTTAGTCTGCAATCTTCCAAGTAAATTTCCCACATAGTTTTAAATGTTATATTTGAATTTGAAGCAAGTTTGTTTAAAAATTCTTGTTCCCACAATACTGCTTCTTTTTTTGTATTAAAACCGCTTTTCCTTTTTCTAATTGCTTTTCCTGTGGAATCAACAGTTCTTATTTCAACTTTCCATTTTTTATCATTCTTTTCTTTATAAACGGACATACGAATACCTCCTAAGCAATTTTGTAGCGTTCATTGAAATATTCAATTGCCACTTTTCCACGTTGCACACGTATTCCTTTTTGTTTTAATTCCTCATTCAACTCCCTAATCACTTTATAAGCTTGGCTTAAACTCACTTCCAATATTTTCATAATATCCTTGGCATTATAAAAATATTTTTTTATCTTCATTATCCCTCCATTTCCGTCATGTCAAAATAATTTGTTATAACGTATTCTTTGCTTATTAAATATTCAACAACTTTTTCTAAACAGCTGCTGCTAAAACTATCTATCATTTCGTCTCTATAAGTGACATACATTTTTGCAACATACCTTATTTCATTTTCGATTTTGATTTTGTAAATTTCGGCGTGTTTTATCAATTATTTTCCTTCAGTAATTCAGGATTTTCTATTATTTCATTTATTCTGATTTTTACCCGACTCCATTCATATTTTAAAATTTTTGAAATTTTGTTGATTGAAAACCCTTTTTCGTATAGTTCCCATATTTTTTGATAAGAAACTCCTTTTTTTGTAATACCAAATTTTGATCCTTTCCTTCTTTTGTTCGCCTCTCCTATTAGCCTTTTTGTTTTTTCAGAAACTTTCTTTCCTTTATTATGCTGCTTTAAATGTGTACTATTTAGAATTAATGATAAATTTTCTTTCCGGTTATCCAATTTGTTTCCGTTTTCATGATGAACATGGTATTCTTTTGGTATTTTTATATTTAACCAGTACATCATTAACAATCTATGCACGTGTATTTTTTGTTTTTGAATACTTATACAAGAGTATTCTCCATGTTTATAAATATGCTTTTTACTTGCGGTAAATGATTTTTGAAACCATAATATCGCTTTTTCTAATTCAGATGTGTCAACAATTGCATCGCAATCATTTATAAATTTTATTTTTCTTTGTTGTTTTATCATCTCTTGTTCTCCTGAATATTCTCTATTATTTCAATCTGTTTAGCAGTATTTCTAAACAAAGGGTATTCGTTACCATCCCTGTCAATTATTCCGAAACCTGCTTGACTATGCAAGAAAATCACTTTCCCAGTTTCTTTTTTTCTACCATCTTTAAAATGCACTAATTTTACCACATCCCCCTCATAAATTTCTTTGCCATTTTTATCTTTAAGTCCTGTATACTGCATCAATTTTACTTTTTCATCCTCGAATCTATATACATTTTCGTAATTGTGAAATCCAGTAATTGTTATTGTCTTTTTACAAATGTCAATCGAAGTTAAATTATCGCCGTATTCGTCATACTTATCTTGATAAAATATTTTGTAATCAATAAATACTCTAAATTTTATTTCTCTCATTATTCGTCCTCCCAACTGGCTATTTCTTTGATTGATTTACCTTTTTTACCACAATTATCGCAAGTAAATCTTCCGTAATTTATTGTATTTTCTTCATATTCTTTCAATTCTCCTTTTTTATTCATTTCCGTTATTATTATTTTTCCTTTTGTGGTTTGAGTAAAAAAACTCCACCACATTTTTTACATTTCCAACTCATTGTTCATTCTCCTGTTTTGTCTTAATCAATATAAATTTTTATTATATTTCCAGTTCTTTTGTACCCGAAACATAAATTTCCGTCATCGGCTATAAGAGCCAGTTCATCTGAACTTAATCCAGCCTTGTTTGACAAAATTTTAAATGACTTGTTAGCATAACCAAAGCCATTAAATTCAAATGCTATATCGTATTCTTCTATATTTTCAGAAGCATATTTATTAATTTTGTATTTTTCTGTCAATTCCTTGTAAATGCTTTTATTCATATCTCTTTTTTCGTACTGATTTTCAGTATATGCCCAGCTTGGATAAACCTTTTTTTCTATCATATTTATTCTCCCTTATTTTATTTTTAAACTATAATTTTCTTCTTTTTCAAAATCCCCAAATACTTCCTGAAAAGGCTTTTTATCAATGCTCACTTCACTTATTTGTAATTTTTCTTTCAAGCTATTAGGAAGTTGTGAGTATTCCTCAAAACTAAGCTGGAATGGCTTAAATTTATATATTTGAAATTCACTAGGCACTTCTTCTGGATTTGGTTTTATCTCACGGTTACTTTTTCTTAAAAAAATTATTCTTCCGCTTTCTGTTTGTACTCCATTCGACTGCCCTGATTCAATCCCACAGCTTCGCATTACTTCGACTACATTTTTGGAAAATCTTTCAAATCCTTTTGTATAGAACTGTTTTAGATTTTTCAGTCTTTCAATTTCCTTGTCAATTGCTCCAACAATCTTATTTTCTCCTGTTCCTTGTCCTAGATAATTTATAAATTTGTTATAAATTTGAACAATTGCCTCTCCTTCGTCCTCAATTTCCGTTACCAACATTTCCCTTGTATCTTTTAATGTTTGTTCATCAATTTCGTCTTCTAAAAATGCTCTTTCAATATTTTTTCCTGCTGCGCTCAATGGATATAAATTTAATTCTTTACTCATTTTATTTTCTCCTATCTCTATTTTTATAATTTATAATTTTTTATTTATTTTTGTAATTGCTATCAAAAAGGAAAGCTTTCGTCCTCATCAGAATCATAACGATTTCTGTTATTATTTTGACTGTTACCACTGTTTTTGCTGTCAATAAATTCAAAAGTATTTGCCAAAACCCTTGTAAATTTCCTCTTTTCTCCGTTCTGCTCATAACTGTTTACGCTTAAACGTCCTTGTATTAATATTCTGTTGCCTTTCCCAAAATATTCGGCTATATTCTCAGCCGTCTTTTCCCAGGCTATACAGTCGATAAATTCGGCTTCATCTTTTGTTTTCTGCACAGCTAATGTAAAAGTTGCGTATGCCTTTCCGTTTGACGTATATTTTAGTTCAGGATCTCGTGTTAATCTTCCCATTAATATTGCTACATTCATAATCTACGCTCCTTTCTTTTGCTTATTGTTTTTTATATAGTTACATAATTTTTCTAAATCTTTAATTGGAACTTTGCTTAAATTGTCTGTCGAATTAGCGAGTAAATATTTGTCTATTTCTTTTTCATTTCCTTTTAAATGTTCGTTTATATATTTAACCGCTTTTTGGATTTTCTCCTCTTCTGTCAAATATTCTTTAGGTTTATTTTGTTGCTTATCTTTGTCAATTGTTGCGTTAATCATATCGTCTTCCACTATTTCTAAAGCGTTTAGATAACAGTAACGTTTTAAATAAGTGTGTGTACTTCCTATCATTTGTAATCCATTCTGTCCTTTTAAAACTATTTCAGCCTTTGGAGTTACAAAAGTGATTGTTTCGTCCGTTTTCTCTGTATTAATTACAGTTAATACACCTTCGTTTTCTAGCAAATCAAATTTTGAAAAAAGTTTTAAGTTTTCAAATATTTCATTCACTTTTGGCAAAAAGTCTTTTAGTTCAAAATATTTAAAGTCGGCAAATTTATTATGCCCTCCCATTTTTAATCCTAAACTTTGTAATTCGACTCTAGCCTTTTGTAATTTTTCGTAAATATTCATTATCCTTTTCCTCCCATTTATCATTGTCTTGTTTCAATTCTTTGTTGAGTTCCTGTAAATTCTTAGCAGCATTCTTAAAAAAATCAAGACTTGTATTTTGCTTTTTTATATAATCATCTGTAAACATTGTTTTTTCTCCTTTAAAATATTTCTCCCCTTTTTACAGACCTTCACATTTCTTTAACTTTAACGCTTGTTTTCTGTTGTATCCTATCCAATTTATTTTAAGCCCTACTTCTTCTGATTTCAGAAGTTCCAGCATATCCTTTTCAAAGTCTTCTCTTTCACTTTCTTTGATAACTTCTTCAATTTCCTTGAATTTCTTATCTGTTTTTGTAATCAATGTTTTTAAGTACATTCCAGTCTTCTTGCTGAACTCCCTTTGCTCAACTTCTCTTTTAAAAATCTTGTAATAAGCAAAGATTATAAACATTTGATTCAAGGCAACTTCAGTTGTGTTGTATTTGGTTCTTGAGTATTTTTTAAATTTGTTTTTTGTTTCTGCGAGTTCTTGCTCGTATACCTTCCTGAAACCGACAATAATAAATTCATTCTTGAAATCTTTTATAACAGTTTGTTCAGGATTATTTAAATCTTCGTATCCAAATTCATTGATTAACCTAGTTAAAGCTCTAAAACTTCTTTGTATAACGTCTTCAAGTTCAAAAGTGTACCAAAGAGTCTGTTCCTCCGTTATCTTTTTTATTTTAGTGTCGCCGTTTTCAAGATTTTTATCAGTTATCTTTGGAATCTTGAAATAGTTCCTGTAGCTTTTGCATAAGTTTGATAAAGACATCATAATCATTATTTTTGATTTCCTGTTTTCATCTGTCGAAATCTCTCTCATGGTAACAGCTTTTTCTAAAATTTCGTTTCTAATTTTTTTCTTTTTCGCTTTTCTGAGTACTCCCAAATCATATCCTCCTGTTCTCTAAAATTACCCCCTATTTATAGCCCTTTAAAATCTTTAATCACTCTAGGACACCACCACAGCAGCATAGCCATTAAAAATGGAAAAGTCACATTGCCTCCTGCTATCCAGTGCCCTTTGATTTGGATAACTTCAATCTGAATCCAAATTGATGCCAGTATCAAAATCATCCATTTTGTTGCATTCGCTGTTGTTAGCATTTTCTTCCTCCAGTTCCTTAATTTCTTCTTGATCCATTTCTTTTTCCAGCTGTTCTCTTATTGTCATATTCTTCCTCCCATTAAAGAATCCAGTATTGCCAAGTTGTCTTTTGTAAGTTGTTTTTGAACTTTTTCATACCATTCATCCCAAATTTTTTCACATTCTTTTTCTAATTTTTCTTTCAATTTTATATCTTGTATACGATTTATAATACCGTCTATTTTAATTGCCCATCCAGTCATTACTAAATCATTTTTTAAATTATATTTTCCTTTTATAACTTCTTCCGCAACTTTTTTTAATTCATTCACTGTTGCCAAATAAAATCCATCCATAAATTCCTCCTAAAAATTTTTGATACTTTCAATATCCTCAATCAACAATTTTTGGTTCTGGCTATTGAAAGATAGCCAGTTTTATATTATAATTGTCCTAAATGCCGTTATTTAATAACTAGAAAGGAGATATTATGTTTTTAATTATATTTTTGATTATATTTTTAACAATTTTATTTTCAAAAGAAAAAATACAAGAGATTTTCGGATTTATTCTTTGCATGTCAGTAGTAATTTTTGGGTCTGTTTTTTATTATAAAATCACTTTTGATAAAGAAGATTTAAATACTATGTTAACTGTAAGCAGTGTATTTATAGCTATTTCTATTTTTATCAACAAACAAAGATTGATTAAAATTTCTGTTATAAATTTCTTTTTGACTTTAATTGGTTTTCTGAATATTTTGATTGAAAACAAAATAAAAACAAAAATATCTGCAAATATCATTTTTACCACTTTAATAATTTTATCGGTTGCTTGGTTTGTTATTGAGTTGGTTTTTTCTATTTATTTAATAAAGAAAAAAGAAGATACAACAAATAAGTAATAAGGAACGAAGCTATAAATTTCCAATAAAAATCAAAAAGCGTGTTTCGTTCTTTTATCGTTTTTAAAATTTTCTTTATTATTTTCATAATTTTTCCTCCCGAAATTTATTTAAGATAATTAATATCTTATCCAAACTCACTATTTCTAATGAGTTTGGTAAAACATTAATTTAATGTTCCAGTAAAGTTTGGTTCAAGCTCTGAAATTTGTTTAGCAATTTCGTGAGCTTGTAAAATTGACAACCCCTCAATAACATCATCTGTTATCGGAGTATCAAAACAAACATCATACTCTTCCTCTGTACCAACTAGCACCGCTACCTGATACAAAGTTGCGTTGTTAATGTCGGGGACGATTGAAACACCGTAACCGTTGCTGTAAAATTCGATATGTTGTTTCGATTTATCAAGAGTGTTCAGGATTCTTTTTAATAAATCCTCATCATTCATCAATTCTATAATTTCATCTGTTACTGTTTTCATTTCAATCACCTCCTTTAAATTTATTTCTTAAACATTTTTTTTATTCTGTTTTTCAGTTTCTTTTCTTCCTTTTCCTTTAAAACCTTTTTGTTGTTTTCGTTTACAATCGCTAATACTTCAAATTTCATTTTACATCTCTCCTATGCTATTTTTTTAGTTATTATAGTTACATCTACAATTTCATCTTCCCACTCCGCTTCCTGATGTCCGTTATCGTATGTTATTACTCCAACTTGATAGCTTTTTTCAACTTGTTCATCGTATTCAAAGTTTTCAAAGTATTTTTGAATCTGTGCCACTTCCTCGTTTGTGTATCCATCTGACAACCATTCTTTTAACCAATTGTCTAGCCATTCTTGAGTATATTCGATTTCATAATTCTCATTTACCTTTAGTTCTTCATCATCAAGTAAATCAAATATTATACCTCTTACCTCTTTTTCTAATTTTGTCATTTTTTATCATCTCCTATTTATAACTTTTTGTAACGTTTTTGTTACATAAATTCCTTTAAAAAAGCAGTCTTATCTTGACTACAAAATTATTATAACACATTTGTAACAAAAATGCAACACTTTTTTGTAACAAAATTGTTACTTTTTGAAAAAATGTGGTAAAATTAGAATAAGAAAGCAGGAGGAATACTTATGAAACTAGGGGAATTATTAAAAGAAAAGAGAGAGCAAAGAAATTTAACTTTGCGACAAGTAGAGAATAAATTAAAAGGAAAAAATATTAATTACAGTCACACAAGCATAAAAAGATTAGAGAATGAGGAACACGAAAAAGTTCCAATAAAAGTTTTATCGGCTTTAGCAGAAATATTTAATCTAAATAAAATAGAATTGTTTAATCTGGCTGGTGCTGCCTTAGATAAAATAGACGATGATAGGGTTTTACAATTGAACAGAAGAGAAAAATTGCAAAGAGAGAAATTTTTAGAAGATAATGCTGTCTTTTTCTTCAATGATGAAAATGTTTCAGAAGAAGACAAAGACAAGTTAATGCTTGCTTTGAATAACGCATATTTTAGATCAAAAGAAATAAAAAGGGATAAAAAAAACAACAAATAGCCATTATTGGAGGAATATGAAAAAGAATTTTGTATTAAGAGTAAAAAATTTAATAGAAAAATACAGAACCAAAAATCCTTTTAAAATTTGCGAAAGAGCGGGAATCGAAATAATATTTCAGGATTTAGGAGAAATAAAAGGCTTTCATGTCAGAAACGCTGGAGTTAGTTTAATAATAATTAATAGCAAACTTTCCGAATTAATGATGATTATAGTGTTGTTACATGAATTGGGACACGCTATATTGAAGCATCCGACTAAAGATATTTCTTTTATGAAAGATAATTTTTTTGGATTTTCTAACCAGCTAGAAAATGAAGCAAATTTATTTTTGGCAGAATTTTTATTTAATTACATTCCACTAGAGGATTATTTTGTTGGTAAGGAAGAAGAAAAAGCATTGATGAGACTGGCGGAGTTGAAAAGTAGATTTGGGAAATAAAAATGAAAGAAAACACTGATATTTATTAAAACTAGTAAAAAAATGTAGTTGACAAAGAGAGACGTAAGTGTTATAAATAATATGCGGATCGTACTGTATCAATGATTTTTTTAAAAGTCGATATAGGCTAAAATTATAATATTTTAAATTAAATGTAGAGTTATTTCAACCGCAAAATAACTCTTTTTTTATACTTTTATTTTTCTTTGAAATATGATATAATTTAGTAAAATTTGTAAGAGGTAGAGGAGAAATTGAAAAAATTAGTTTTACATATAATTTTACCAATATTTGTTGGCTCGGTAATATACGTATTATTTAGAGAAAAAACTTTATTAATGTTTGATTGGTTTAGTTATTTAAAGTTAGATTTTATAATAGATTCTTTGAGAAATAATTTTTACAGATATAGAATATATATTCCGAAAAGTATATTATTTTCATTACCCGATGCTTTGTGGGTATATTCTTTCACAATGTTTTTGAGCATTTATTTTAAAAACAGAATACTTTTGTCAATAATTTTTATTGGAAGCATTATAACTGAAATATTACAATTATGTTTTGTAATTGGAACTTTTGATATATATGATGTTGTATATATGTTTGCGTTGTACTTAGTCGCAATGTACTTTATAAAAAAATTTGAGGAGGAAAAGAAATTATGAAAAAGAAAGCGGGATTGGTTTTAGGGTGTATCTTGTTTGTTGTTTTGGCGGTGGGAAGTGTACCAAGCGGAAATAAAGATAACGTGGAAGTGAAAAATAACAGCAGTAGCCAAGAAACTCAGTCCTCTACAAATAATTCTACAGAACAACAGTCGCAGCAAGAAACAAAAAAAGAGTATGAAATTTCGGATGTAAAAACGAAATCGGATCAATTTGCTACTTATGTAACTGGTATTCTTAAAAACAATGGTGGACAAAAAGGATATGTTCAAATTATGATACCGTGCTATGATAAAGATGGTGCTAAATTAGGAGACGCTTTGGCAAACGTAAACGACATTGAAGCAAACGGAAAATGGAAATTTAAAGCTATGTTTGCAGGGAATGAGAAACCAGAAACTTGCAATATTGACAATGCTAAAGTATCAGGATTTTAAAAAATAAAAGGAAGCTGTAAAAGGCTTCTTTTTTGTTTTAAAAATTTTGTTGCAAAAATGTTACAAATGAGGTATAATGATTTTGAGGTGATAAAATTGAAAATAGAAGAAAAAAGAATGAGGACTATTAAAAGCCTTATTTTTTCAAGAGGTTTAACAATGAAAGAAGTGATGGAAAAATTTGGATACAATAGTTATGAAGGCTTTAAAAGAGCCATAAAACAAAATAGAAGAAACAGATATAATGAAGTCCTTAGTTATTTAAAGGATTAATTTTTTTGATTATTTTGTAACGTTAAAGTTACAAAAACAAAATCCAAAAGAAAAGGAAGGAGGTGTGAGAAATGAATATTAAAGAAAAAATGAAAAAAAACAAAATAATAGAAATGAAAATTATTGAAATATTAAAAGAAAACAATGTTACTTTGAGAGATTTTGACACAATTTCTAATAGCGTAAAAATGAAATTTGTGGAAGCAGCAACTTTGAAGAATGAAGTTTCGGAAACTGTTAAGAAAAATGAATTAAGAATTGATGTGAAGCTGAATACAGAAGAGATTGAAAAATTGATTGAAGAATTTTTGAAAAGAATATCGGGCTCAATTGATATTTTTTAAAAAAGCAGAACCTTAAAAGGCTCTGTCTAAAATTATAAAACTTTTTTAACAGCTTTATCAAAAAGTTCTTGCCAAGTGCTCGAAGATGTAAATTTTTTTACATGGTCATTTATTTTTTCATCAGGGCATTCTTTTAAATCCTGAGTATTGCGAATATCAATATAAGCCAAAAAATCTTCTATATTTTGGAATTTATTGTTAGTTTCAGCTTGTATAAACTCAGGTGTAAAAAAGTGGTCAGCAGGAGCATTTACAGAAGTGTTTTTTCTTATATCAACTTCTGTTCCGAGTTTTTCAGAAATTTCTGAATTTATTGCATCGTAAAGTTGTTCTTCAAAATTTTTAGTACTAGATTTGAATTTTATTTTCATATATATTCCCCCTTTCTTTTGATTATTAGCACTTCCTCTAAAATGTTGCTAACATAGGGAGTATATCACAATGAATTATAAATTTCAAGGAGGAAAAATGTTTGAAGAATTTTTAGAAAAGTGCCTAAGATATGAAAATTTGTATATCTTAGAAGAAACAGGAGATAGAGAAAAGATTAAGAGGATTAGCAAAAGGCACGGAAAAGTAACTGAAGCAAGTGTACTGCTATTTGATTTCGGAACTAAGAGAACGACAATAAACGAAATATATTTTAACAGCCAAGGATATTTTATAATTCGAGATCAGAAAAGATTGAGATTGGAAAAATTTAAGTAACAAAAAAAAGCACTCCGAAAAGTGCTTGAAAAGAAATTTATGAAAATTACTACATATTGTAATCATTATAGCATAAAAATGTTAAAAATACAATATGTAGGGAGAGGGAAAATAATGCGTGATATAAGAAAAAGAGGTTGGTTTTGGATAGAAAACGAACTTATAGACAGAACAGATTTATCGTTTGAAGTAAAATCAATGTATATGATCCTAGCCAGATTTGCGGATAGCGAAGGGAAATGTTTTCCAAGCATAGAAAAGTTAGCTGAAATAATTGGGAAAGATAAAAGAACTGTTATCAGATATATCAAAAAACTGGAAGAAAAAGGATTAATTGAAAAGAAAAGAAGATTCAATCAGACAAATATTTATTGTTTAAAAAACGCTGATTCTAATAGTGACAAAATTGATAATGACAAAAATGATAGTGACAAGGATGTCACTTCCCTAGGTGACACTGGTGTCACTTCCGATAGTGACAAAAATGTAAATCTAAAAAGACCCATAGAAAAAGACCCAATTAAAAATACCCAATATAAAGAAAAATATAAAAAAGAAAAATTGAACAATATTGAGTGTTATGTGATGTCATTGGAAAAAGATGAGAACTATAAGCAGCTGCTTTTTAAATTTATAAAATATCGTAAGGAAATAAGGAAATCATTAAAAACAATAAGCCCGCTAAAAGCTCTCATAAAAGAATTTCCATTATATAGTGACTTAAAAGAAGCTTTAGAAATAATGGAAACAAGGGAATGGAGAACAGCAACAGTTGAATGGATAGAAAATTATAAAAACAGTTTAGGAGGAAATAATAATGGCAATAGCAAGTCTTGGAGAAATAACAGCCAAAAAGTTGCAGACAAGCACAATGTCAAAATTGACAGATCAAATGACGGCTGGTAATAAATCATATATGGCAGAAACCGTAACTAGAAGTGAGTTTAAAAAATCAAATAGAGTTTCAGATATTCCGATTTTCAAAAAAATATCCAAAGTTGAAGATGATGAGATTGATAATCGATTCAAAAACTCTAAAGTAATAAATAAAACAGAAAAAGAATTTAGAAAATCGTTTTATAACTTCTGTAAGAACTTTGAACACATAAAAGGCACTGGTTCAGGGATATATATGTCAGGGGATGAAGGGACAGGAAAAACATATTATACTAACTGCATTTACCACGAACTTTGCGATAAATACGTGGTTTATAAAACATCATTGCAGGCACTTTTGGATGAAGAAGCAGATAATTTTAAAAATCCGAATGTCAATAAAAATTTTGTTTTAGATAGATTTGAAAGAGCTGATTTGGTTATTTTTGACGATTTAGGAAACGAAATGATTTCAGACTGGATGAAACAGGAACTTTATAGGTTTTTTAGTTACTTATGCAAGCACAGAATATCGTTTATTATAAACACAAATTTAAACGATGATCAACTAAAGGATTTTATGAGAATAAACGGAAGTGCAAAACTATTTAGTCGAATACGTGGAAGATGTAAATATTATAAATTTGAATGGGAAGATAGGCGGATAGACGAGTGTAAGGAAATTTGGGATAAATATTATTAGGAGGATAGATGAACAGTTATCAAGATGAATTAAAGAAGGTATTATTGACTTATGATATGGACAAAATAAAAGAATTTATGCATAAACATAACAAAAATATGCCGAGAAATAACTTGGCTTTTTGGGCAGGAGTACACAAAGGAATATGTAATTTACCAAACTGCACAAACGAAGAAAAAGAATTTTCGAGAAACTGGTTAAAGAAACATGAATTCAAGGAAGAAATATTTTAGGAGGATAGATGAAAACAGTAAGAATAAACGACCTAGTAAAAAGAAATAAACAAATTTTAAGAAGAAGAAAGGTTATTGAAAAGAAATTAAAAGAGTTGCAACAAGAAGATAACGAACTTCTGAAGGAGTTGGAACGAAACAACAACTTCTTTGTGAAACGAGGAATGGAACAGATTAAACGAAAATAAAACTCATTTGTATAAGGATAGACAACAACGAATTAAAAACAACAGATAAAAACGAATGGCTTAAATTTATAAAAAGACATCGCGGAAAAGTCAAAAGCATAGAGCAATTTAACTTGGATATTCCAGAAAATAAATTGCAGAAGGCTTTGGAATATTCGTTTGATGAATTGTATAAATTTAAGTTGGAAGAAGGGAGAAAAAAGCAAGAATGAGAATTTTTATATCTGGAAATGTTCCGAGCTCTAAAAACAGCAAACGTTGGACAGGCAAAAGGCTGATAAATTCAGAAACTGTAATGAAATACAAGAAAAATACGGCTGATGAATGGTTGCAAAAAGGCATAAAGTTCAGGGAAATGCTAAAAGGCAAAGAAAAGCCTTACAAAATTGGATTTTATTTCATAAGAAACAGCAAAAGGGCATTTGACTATGTGAATGTTGCACAGCTTCCGTTAGATTTAATGCAGGAAAACGAATGGATAGAGAACGACAATATGGAAAATATCATTCCTGTGTTCTTAGGTTATGAAGTCGACAAGGAAAATGCAGGGGTAAGGATAGAAATTTTATAGGAGGGAATTAAAAAATGAATTCAAATATAGTTTTTAAATTCAGTATTAAAAGCAATTTTTGTAGAAATTTTGAGGAAGAAAATCAAAAATATAAAAAAGGGAACACGTTTGAAATGTTTGACAGTGTTTTCAGAGTGTGTAAAAGAAGAAAATTGAAAGATAATAACGGATATAGGATTTTTTGCGAGGAGTTGAAATAAATGGAACAATGGAATAAATTAGTTGGATTAGTAAAAGAGTTTTACATAGCATTCGGACAGCAGGAATTTCTGGAAAAAGAAATGACTGAAGAAAGAACGGAATTAAGAAAAAAGTTATTTGACGAAGAATTGAAAGAATATGAAGTGGCAGAAAAAAATAATAACAAGGTTGAAATGCTGGATGCAGTATGCGACATGTACTATATCTTAATAGGGACGTTGTTAGAAAAATGTAAAGGCGATGTTGAAGCTGCTGTAAATGTGATTTATTTTGGATGCAACGATAAAAGCGAATTTATTTTTGAAAAAGTCTTTAAAAATGAGTTTAATGATATTTTTGTGAAAGCATTTGAAGAAGTTCACAGAAGTAATATGAGTAAACTTGAAAATGGGAAAGCAATTTTCAGGGAAGATGGAAAAATACTTAAGGGGAAAAATTATTTTAGACCTAACTTGAAACAATTTGTTGAAAAGGAGAAAAACAATGGAAAACGATAATGTAAATAGCCCAAAACACTACAAATTAGAGGGGCTGGATGTGGAAGTGATTGATGTAATAAAGGCGACTGTAAAAGATTTTAATAGTTTCTGCCACGGAAATATTATTAAATACGTGTTAAGAGCGAATAAGAAAAACGGAATCGAAGACTTCAAGAAAGCAAAAAAATACATTGAAATGATGATTGGAGATGAAAATTAATGAACGAATTAATAAACATAGAAGCTAAAAATACATTGACAAGTTTAGAAGTAGCGGAAATAACAGGAAAAGATCACAAAAGTATTTTAAGAGATATCAGGGATGAAATAGATAAATTGGGAGAAGAAAGAGGTCGGCTCATTTTTGTGCCGACTGAATATACGGATAATTTTAACAGAAAACAGCCTGCCTTTTTATTGAATTACAAAGGTGTCTTGCAGCTTGGAGCAAGATACAGTGCTGAAACTAGATTTAAACTTATTGAAAAAATAGAAGAATTAAAAAAACCAATGACAATCGAAGACATGATCATATTGCAGGCAAACGAAATGAAAAGCGTCAAGCATAGAATTGACATCGTAGAAAATAAAGTTGATAACGAGATAAGAATAGACCACACAGAACAAAGAAAATTACAAAAAGCGGTTTCGATAAGAGTTTATCAAAGGCTGGATGTGATAGACGCTGACAGAAATTTAATGTTTCCTTTCCTGCGATTTACAGAGATTTAAAGGACAGGTTTGGAGTTGCAAGCTACCGTGACATTAAGAGAAAAGACTTAACTGAAGCACTGGCATACGTACAGAACTGGATAGAAAAAGCGGAATTAAGGAATTGAGATAGAAGAGATTAAGTTGATAAAAGGACAATGACAACTGAATAATAACTGTGATAAATAATTTTGAAATTTTTAGATTTTTAGGTATAATAAATATTATCAGAAACAGGAGGTAATCAATGAAATATAAGAAATTTAGAATAAGAAATTATAAGGCGATTAAAGATCTAACAATAGAATTGGATAATCAAAATTTGGTTCCAATAATAGGTTTAAATGAAACAGGAAAGAGCTCTATCTTACAAGCATTATTTGCATTTGATTGCTTTAATGACAAGCAATATAGTGGCGAATTTATAAATTATGACTATATAAAAAACAAATTCGAAAACAAACAAAATCCTATTATCGAAGCCGAAATAGAAAATATAAATAAAAACGATTTGATAGAGAACGCAATAGGATATATAATTACACAAAAAGAAGATTATTTTGTTTCTAACAGCCGATACAAAGATAATAGTGAATTTAAAAAGCATCAATATTTAAATTTTATTCGAGATAAATTATTAAGTTTTATGGAAAATGTATTTTTTGATATAAAAGAAGATAGTTTAAAAATCGCAAGAGAATTTTCAATTACTCAAAATGGTATGTACAATAATAGATATTTAATTTCACAATTAAAAATCAAGGAGTTTAATGAAACAATATCAGTAAATGGTTATTCAATCGAAGAACTTTTATTTTATATACCAAAAGAAGAAATAGAACAATTAATAGGAGAATCAATTTTAAAATATTTACCTCATATAGTATATATTGATGATTTTAAAGATGCGATTCCAAATAGAATCAAAGAAAACGATGATTGGTATTTGTACATCAAGGAAATATTTTCTAGAAATAAAATGAATGTAAATGACTTTTTGAATAGCACTTTATCAGATAAAGGGACAATGCTGGAAGATATAAAATATGAACTTAATGAAAATCTAGCCAATTTATGGGATAAAATGCACGAAAACAGAATAAAAGAAGAATTTAAAACTATAGAAATTGATTTAAAATACGAAGATAAAGAATTCCAATTTTTAATAAATGATTTGAGAGAAAAAAGAGAAAACGGAAGACCAAGAACAGTGGTATTTCCAGTAAATATGCGTTCTAAAGGATTTCAGTGGTTTTTCAATTTTTTCATTAAAATGAAATATAATTGGAAACATATAAGTGATGAAAATTATGGGAGTATAATTTTATTGGATGAGCCAGGAGTATACTTACATACAACTTTTCAGTCAGAATTAGTAAAAATATTGAAAGAATTATCGTTAGAAAACAAAATATTCTATACAACACATTTAGAAAATATGGTTAATCCAAAAGTAATAAAAATAAATCAAGTTCATATAGCAAAAAGAAAAAATGAAAAAGTGATATTAGAAAGAATCACTAAAATTGAAGACAATAAAAATTTAGGAGAAATGACACCGATAATAAATGCTCTAAAAATAGATAATTTTCCATTATTACATTTTAATGAAAAAATTATAATAACAGAAGGAATGACAGATAAAATATTTCTAGAGATGCTAAAGGAAATTGAATTGTTGGATACAAATATAAAGATTATTCCTGGTGTAGGAGTTACAAATCTTAGTATTTTAATAGGTTTATTTAGTGGAATTACAGATAATTATACTGTAATTTTTGATAATGATGATGAAGGAAGAAAATTTTTTGAAAAATATAAAAATGAATATGGTAAAAGAGAAAGTAAAAAATGGATATTACATCGGTCAAAGGATAAGGGAAAACAAGATATTGTATTGGAGAGTTATTATAGTCCTAAAATAAAAGAAATTTTAGATAAATATCCGAATGGAATAAAAACAGGATTAATAGAGTTTTATTACTCTGCAACATCCGAAGAAAAAGAAATATTTTATGAAGAATTAAAAGATTTAAATAGAAAGGGAGAGGATATTCATATTCTTATAAACCAAATAAAATCAAAATTGAAGTAAATTGAAATAAATTGAAATCACAGTTATTAATTTAGCTGTGATTTTTTTATGGAGGAAAAATGGATGAGAATGTGTTGGAAAAAATAAAAATTAGATTACTAAGTGGAATTGAAGTAGATGAAAGTGATTTTAATTTCATGAAGTTGAATGCCAATTTATTCAAAAGTATTAAATTTATTAAGAAAAGGAAGGCTAAGAAGAAATGGCTTACACGGAAATCAAAAATAGCGAGATAACAATAACATTAGCCGTAGAAAAAGTTTATCCAGGACTTAAGCAACAGCTGGAAGAGCGTCTTAATAATTTTCCAATCAAAGTTATTCCTGTAAAAAAATTGTCTAAGGCACAGAACGGACTGATACATGTGTTAATAAAGCAATTTGCTGATGAACTAGGCTGGACTATGCTGGATATGAAAGAATATCAGAAAGAACAATTTGCAATAAGCAGAGATTTGAATAAATTTTCTACTGCCAAATGTGATATGGAGACCGCAAATGATTTTATAGCATTTTTAATAGAGCAGGCATTGGAAAATGATATTAACTTATATATCTTGAACAAGCGAGATAAAAGATACAGGCATATACTGGAAATAGATAAGATGACTGAAAGATATGTGATTGCCTGCTTGAGAAAAAGAGTTTGCTGTATATGCGGAAAAGAACATAATGAGTACAGCACAATAGAACTACATCATTGGAACTCGGTAGCAAGCATAGGAGGATATGAAAACTGTGACGGATTAAAAACACCGTTTATGAGTTTATGTGCCAAGCATCATCAGGAATTCCACGCAACAGGCAAGGAAACGTTTAAGAATAAATATTATATTGAAGGGGTGTGGTTAAATGTGGAACTTGTAAAAGATTTGAAAAAGATTTACAAAAATCATTTTAAGGCATTTAAGGAGGAGATATGAAAAAATTATTATTAGGAATTGTAATTTTAGGATTATTAGGAAGTTGTGCAAGATGGGAAGATACTCAAAAAGATTGGGAGAGTGATACGAAAGGGCTAAAAAGGACAGTGCAAATTTATACTCTTGACGGAAAATTGTTAAAGGAATACAAAGGGCTGATAAGGGTAAGAGATTCGGATGAGAGCGGAAGAATATCATTAAACTTAATAAGCGAAAATAATCACAGAGTTACAATTGATAATGCGATTGTGATAACAGAGGAGGATTAAAATGCTGGAAATAATAACGAGAATTTTAAGTGCGGCAGTTACAATATTTTTAGTTTTCTTTTTAGTCAGCTATCTGTATGCTTTAGTTGAAGATGTAAAAAAGAAATTAAGAGGAATAACTAAAATTAATTATACACCTTACAATGTGATGTATTTTTTAGTATTTTGGTTTTTAAATATTCTGCTGATTTATGCAATAATAAATTTGATTGTATTTTTTGCAATTAGAGTGTAAAAATGGACGAGTGCAAATTAAAAACAACATTGGCAAAGAGGAGTGGACAAGTGGGAAATTATGAATTAATAGATGAAAAAAAAGTTTTTTATGAAAATTTAACAGAATTTGGTCAACAAGAATTTCACAAATTTAAAATGAATTTTTTAAGAAAACACTTTCCAGAAAAATTTAAAAACAACCAAGTAATTGTACTTTTTGAAAGAGAATTTACAGAAGAAGTGGAATTAGAATTGATAAGAGGATTTACAGAGAAAATGATTCGAGAAGAAGGGAAAAGATTTCTTGAGTTTGCGGCAAAATATCTCGAAGAAAAGGAAAAACAGGAACAAAAGCAAAAAGAAACGGATAAAAAACATCAAAAAAAATTATTGTTTAAAATTTTAAATTTTTTCAAGAAAAAACAAAACTCAAACACTTGAAAAAAGCAATAAAATAGGTTATAATTAGGAGGTAAAAATTGAACACAAAAAAAGAACTTACACAAGAAGATATTAATGAGCTTTTAAAAGATAAAGAAGTTTTGTATTTATTACAAGATTTAAAAACAGCAAAAACCTTTGAAGATAATATCAAAATTACTATATATATAAAAAAAGGTAAAGTAAAAGACAGGCAATACACAACAACAAAATATCATAGGGGCAAATAAACCTCAGCTGAGTGAGCCACTGAATAGATAGATTAGAAATAGTCTATTTGTTTAGTGGCTCTTTTTTTGTCTAAAAATCAAAGAAAGGGGGCAAAATGAAGATAGAGAGAATAAATATCAATGAAATAATTGAGTATTCAGGAAATGCAAAAGAACATCCTGAACGGCAAATTGAACAGATTAAAAACAGTATTCAAAAATTCGGATTTAATGATCCAATTGCTATTGATGAAAAAGGCATAATAATCGAAGGACACGGAAGATATTTGGCATTAAAAGAACTTGGATATACAGAAGTTGAAGTAATCAGATTAAATCATTTAACAGAGGAGCAAAAAGCAGCTTATGCTATTGCTCACAATAAATTAACTATGAATACAGAGTTCAATATCGAAAAATTACAGTACGAGTTGAACAAGCTGGAAATAGCTGATTTTGATTTAAATTTATTAGGCTTCAGTGAAGTGGAGTTAGAAGAAATAATGGAAGACGAAATCGAAGAGATGGAAGAAGACGAAACCGAAATTATTGAAGATGATTTGGAGATAGCTGAATCTGAAAATATTGTAATAAAAACAGGAGATTTGATTGAGTTAGGAAAACATAAAGTAATGTGTGGAGATAGTACTGTTTCAAAACAAATAAAACTCTTGTTAGATAATAAAAAAGCTCATTTGGTATTTACAGATCCTCCGTATGGAATGAAAAAAGAAAAGGATGGTGTGGCAAACGATAACTTAAATTTTGATAATTTACTGGAATTTAATAAAAAATGGATTCCTTTATCGTTTGAAAATTTGAAAGAAAATGGCAGTTGGTACTGCTGGGGAATAGATGAGCCGTTAATGGATATATATTCAAATATACTAAAACCAAAAATCAAAAACAACGAAATAACATTCAGAAATCTGATTACCTGGAATAAAGGGAACAGTCAAGGGCAAAAAACATCATTTTTAAAAATGTACACTAGAGCAGATGAAAAGTGCCTATTTGTAATGAACAGTGTACAAGGATTCAATGATAATTCAGAAAACCATTACGAAGGATGGGAACTTATTAGGCAATATTTAGCACAAGAAATTAAAAAATGTGGCGGCACTAAAGTGTGGAAAAAAGTTTTGAACAACCAAATGGGAAAACATTATTTTACAAAAAGCCAGTGGTTATTTCCAACTGAAGAAAATTATAAAAAAATGCAAAACTACGGAAAAGAGTACGACGCTTTCAAAAAAGAGTACTCGGAATTAAGAAAGGAATACGAAATCATAAAACAAAAATTTAATGAGACAAGACCTTTTTTTGACAATACACACGATAGCATGAATAACGTTTGGACGTATGAAAATGGCTCAGTCAAACAAGCGGAATTTCAAGAAGAAATAAAAGATGCTGGAGGACACGCGACTCCCAAACCTCAATTCATCTGTTGTAGAGCAATAAAAAGCAGCAGCCGAGAAAATGAAAGAGTATTAGATTTATTTGGAGGTAGCGGAAGTACATTAATAGCTTGTGAACAATTAAATAGAAAAGCGTATTTAATGGAATCAGAAACCAAGTGGGTGCAAGTAATTATAGAAAGATATTTAAAATTTACAGGAGAGGAAGAAATAAAGATAAATGGAAAAACTGTAAATTGGGAAGAATATAAAAATGGATAAACGATATTTACGAGATCTGTTAAGAAAAGAATATGAAAACGGCATAGGAATCACAGAACTGTGTCGAAAATACAATCAAAGCATCAACACTGTGAAGAGCTGGAGAAAAAGAGAAGGCTGGAAAAAAAAACAGATAAATGCACCCTTAACTAATGCACCCCCAAAAAAGAAAATTGCACCCCCAAAGCAAAAGGGTGCAAATGAAAAAGAAACCCAGATAAAAGCAGACATAATTAATAATGTTCCCAAAGAAGAAATTTTGGAAAAACATGGAATAAAAAAGAGTACTTATTATAACAAAGCAAAAAGTATTAGACAACTAAGAAAAGAACGTACAGAAAAGTATCTTGAACAAATAGCTGATGAAGTTTATAAAGGCGAATTATACAGGATATTAAAAGGAACAGAGACCGCAAAAGCAAATTTGGTGGTAAGAGCAACCAAAGAAATAAATTCACAAGAAATGGATACTAAAAAAGTACAAGAATACGAAAAAGCGTACACAACTATTAAAAAAATGGGAAATGATTTAATGCGAACCGGAAAAATGTTGACTGCTTATGAGGTTCTGGAGATTGATAGACAGCTTGCTGAAGAAGAAATATCCAGAGAGAAATTAGAAATTGAAAAGACTAAAATTAAAAAAGATGATACTAAGGATTTGGAAAAAGAAAGAGAAATGATTGAGTTGTTAAAAAATATAACAGAAAAGGTTGAAAAAGATGAATGATTTAACTCCTAAACAGTATGAAGTATTAAAAACGTTTAATAAAGAACAGCCGAGAATAACAATTTTAACAGGAGCAAAAAGAAGTGGAAAAACATTTTTAAATAATCTTCTGATGTTATCACATATTGCAGCATTCGCTAATCAAAATCTTAACTTTATCATAATTGGAGCAACTAGCGGAAGTATTTGGAGAAACGTTTTGAACGACTGGGAAACGATGTTAGGAAAACAATTTAAGCCAAAAAAAGACGGAAGTTTCAAACTTTTTGGAAATAATGTTTGTTTATTTGGCGGAGAAAAGGCAGATAGCTGGAAAAAAATGAGAGGTATGACTTCTCATGGTACTTATATAAATGAGGCAACAGCATTACACCAAACTTTTATAACAGAAGCCTTCTCAAGAACATCAGGGGAAGGTGCAAAAATATTTATTGATACCAATCCTGACAATCCTGCTCATTTTGTTAAAAAGGATTATATCGACAACGCTGGAGATAGATTGGAAAATGGCAGATTAAATATTCTAGTTAGTAATTTTAAACTTGATGATAACGTTTTTCTTAATAAAGAATACGTGGATTCTATTAAAAAGACAACTCCACGAGGAGCAACTTACGACAGAGATGTTTTAGGATTGTGGGTAGCTCAAGAAGGTGTTGTATTTGCAGATTTTTCTGAAAAAGAAAATATAATTAAGGACATAGAAAATATTGAAATAAAGGAATATTACATTGGAGTCGACTGGGGATTCGAACATTATGGAACATTGGTAGTTATTGGAGTGGATTTTGAAGATAATTATTATATCGTTGAAGTTATAGCGAAACAGCATAAGTATTTTGATTACTGGAAAATGCTTATTTTACAGAAATATAAAGAGTACCAAGTATCAAGAGTATTTTGCGATAGTGCTAGAACTGAATATGTACAAGGGTTATTAGATTTTGGAATAAATGCAGAAAATGCTAAAAAAGATGTAAAAGAAGGTATTGATTTGGTTGGGGCTATGTATAAAAGGAATAAGCTAAAAATTACAAAGAAAGCCTTCAAAGGAAAGTTTGAGAGTGAGATATACTCGTATGTTTGGGGTAAAAATGATGAACCGCTTAAAGAAAATGACGATGTAATGGATGCAATAAGATATGTTTTATATAGCTTAAAAAAAGATGAAGGCGGAATTGCTTATTTATATTAGGAAGGAGGGCTAATGTGACTAGAGAGGAAAGAACAAGGATTAAAACTTATTACGACAGGGAACAATACAGCAAATCGAATTTGAATAAGAATATGCCAGGACTGTTCGACGGAACTGTAGAAATATTCAATCCAATCCGAGATATTGTAAAGGCTTTATCAAATACAGCTTTAAAGGATTTGGGAATCGATAATGACAAATTAAAAGAAATTTGGGAAATCAATCAAATGACTACTTTCGGTAAAAAAATTGCTAAAGAGATGTATTTGAATGAAGAAGTGTTTGTTGAAGTTATATTAACTCCTGACGAGCAAATTAGATATATTTTGCACAATGTAGACGATGTTGAATATTCAGAAGTGTTTGGAGAAATTAAGAAATTTAAAGTTGAAGGGGAACAAGTTTATTTTGATGAAAACGGAGAAGAGCAAAGTAGGGAGTATTCGAGGGAATATATAAAACTTGATACTGGAACTGTTAAAAGAATTGAAAAAATAGATGGTGATACAGTTGAAAGTCCTTTTATTTTAGATAAAATCCCTGTTTCAAAATTTAAAAACGACAGCAATATAATTGAAGCATTAAATATTATAGATAAAATCAATGAAACCGAAAGTTACATTGGGAGAATATTTGGAATACACGGAGACCCTTGGCTTCACGCAAATGGAGTAAAACAATTTGCAGATGTTAATTCTAGTAATGGAAAGATTAAGAAAAATGCACAGCTTTTGGAAGAGGCGAGATATAAAAAGAAAAGAATTATCAACACCCAAAATTCAAAAGAAATGGAAGCTAGTTTTAAATATATCGAATTAACAAATCCTTTAATTAGTGAAATGCAAAATGACATAGCTAGACTGGAAAAAAGACTGTCAAACTTATTTCCTGAATATCTTTTGGTAGATACAGCAACTCAAAATGTGAGCGAAGAAACTTATTTATTAAAAAACAACGGACTTAAAACTAAAGTGGCAAGTTTTAGAGAGGATTTCATAAAAAGTTTATTAGAGTTAGACAAAATTGCATTGGAATTGTCAGGAAGTTCAGATGAATTGACTGAAAATAATTATACATATTTTGATACATTTATGGAAAATGAAAAGAGCTCTAAATTAACTACTTTATCGTTAGCTCTCGATGTGATAAGCAAGGCAAAAGACATTGATGAAGAGTATAAACTTAAAAATTTAATAGAAAAAGTGACAGATGATACTTTGCAAGATTTGAGTGGTTTGTATGATTAAAATGGATTTTAAATGGGATTATAAAGTGGAGAAAAGATTATTTAATTTTTTTAGAAGAACAGCATTTTCCATATTTAGTGGTAAAAAAATAGATGTTGATTATTCAAACTTGATGAAAATATTTGTTAATTATAGTATTTCTTACGAGAAAAAATTTAAGAAACCGAAAGATATAGATGTGAAAAAACATACAGAAATAGCTGTAAAACAGATAAAAGAAATAAAAGACTGGCAAAATAATTTAAATAATTATATTGAAGAAAACAAGGAAAAAATTGATTTAAAAGATAAATTGAGTAATAACGCTAAATTTAGAGCTAGAAATATGCTTGGCAATTATTACAAAGATTTTTTGAGAGAAATAATCGCAATCGAAAGCGAATATTTTGAGTGGAACACAATGGGAGATGAACGTGTTAGACCGACACACGAAGCAAGAGACGGAGTTATCTATAATTGGGATAATGCTGAAATAGTTCCAGGGGAAGAAGCGGCATGCAGATGTTGGGCTACTGTTTATTTTCCTGATACAAAAGAGGAAATTGAAAACATAAATCAAAATTCTTGAGAGTTGAAAGATTACAAATCATTTACGAGTTGTTTGATGTCAAATCTCAAAAATTTATAGAGTATCAATACTGTAAATCATTTATGAGTTACAGCAAATAATCTAAAAAATAAGGAGAAATGAAATGTTAAAAAAACTAGAAAAAAGATTCAATTTAAATTATGAAGAACCAGGAGACGGAAAAGGCAATGGAGATGGAGCTGGTTCAGGTGGTAATGAGCCAACGCTTGATGATTTGAAAGCTAAAATTGAGAATTTTAAAAAAGCACAAGCTGAAAAAGACAAGGAAATCAATTCCTTGAAATCGCAGCTTGGACACAGCAATAAACAACTTGAGGAATTTCAAAAGCACGGCAAAACTGCTGAAGAATTGGCAAATTTAGAGAAAGAAAAAATTGAAAAAGAGCTTGCCGAAACTAAAAAACAATTAAATCTAACAACTTTAAGAACTAGAAAAAACGAGTTGGTAACAGAGTTAAAAATTAGTCCGCAATTTGCCGATTTAGTCCAAATTACGCCAGATATGACAATTGAAAGTCTTGAGTTAGCGGTTAAGAATGTAGCAGCTAAAGAAAAAGAGTTCACAACAGATTTCTTGAAAAAGAACTCTATAACAAACGGAGGATTTAATCCGAAAGATAAAAAGAAAGATGAAAAAGATTTTGTTGACAGAATGATTGAAAAAAACAAAAACAACGAAACAGATCTTACAAAATTTTAGGAGGTTGAGATGTTAAAAAGAACAGTAATGCACAAAGAAAAACTGAATGTGCAAGTGAAAATATTAAAATCAGATTTTGCTAATTACATTTACAAAGACAAAAATACCAATAAAGAGTATTTGTTAGCTGGAACACTTGTTAAAGCAAAAAATGGAGAAGATTTAAGAGAAACAGGAGCATTTGTAATTCCGACAGGGACAGGAACGCAGGCGGAAGCTGTGTTATTGCATGATGTTGAGTTTAAATATTACAACGACAATGAGCAAGCAACAGTTTCGCTTGAAGGAATTGCATATTTAGATAAATTAATTGCAGTAGGAAAAGAACATCCTACGCCAATTACGGTTACAAAAGCGGAGTTACCAGCAGGGCTAACTTACATTTATAAGGATAGAAAATAGGAGGTTAAGAAATGCCAATGAATTTAACAGATTTATTAAACGCAAAGAGTTTAAATAAGTATTATGCAGGAGTAAAAGGAACTACGTTAGTAGAAGCAATGTTTCCAGCTGTATTTTCAAACACTTTTGATATAAATACGTTTGGAAGTTTAGACGGTGGAGCGGTTGAAGTATTACAAAGCAGCCAACTGGATGCGGATGTAATGTTTAGAGACTGGGATTTGAAAACAACAACAAAAGGGGATAAGCAGTTTTTTAGGGAAGGTATGAAGCTTGACGAAAAACGCAGAAAAGAATTGCTAGAAATTTTGAATACAAATAATCAATCAATTATTGATAATTATTCAATACAAATCTTTGAAAAATTTGCGGGAGCAAAAGGATTTTTAGGAAGTGCAAGAGCAATTGCAGCTTATACAGTTTCACAATTTTTATCAACAGCCAAAGTAACGTTTGTTGATGAAAACGGTGGAGGACAGACAATTAATTATAGACTTGCTGATAAATACAAAGAAACGTTAGCAGGAACTAATATTTGGAGTGCTGCAACAGCAAAACCGCTTGAAGATTTAGAAAGATGGAAAGAAACGGTTGAAGAAGGCGGAGGAAACGTAGAAATAGCTTTAATGTCAAAAGCTACGTATAATGCACTAAAAAAACACGATACTGTAAAAGCATTATTTAAGAATATTATTGTTACGGTTACTCCAGCACTTATTAAATCTACTATTGAGGATGTAATCGGAATGACAATATTGATTTGGGACGAAAAAATAAAAGTTGGAAAAACAACAAGAAATGTATTTCCAGACAATATCATTACATTAATTCCAAACGGACAATTAGGAACAATGGAATATGGACCGACTCCTGCAAAAACTGATGAATTGCTTGGATTGTTAGGAGATAGAGAAGTTGTGGATATAGCAGGAACATTTGCAACTGTGGAAGTTGTGCCTGAATCAAAATCGGCAGGGGTTGTAAATAATGTAAACGTTGTAATTGAAGATTTAGTTGCTCCAAATCCATCAATAATAAACAGTATGTTCATAGCAACGGTAGGGTAGGTGAATTGAATGGCAAAAGAGAATAAAAAGGAAGAGGCAAAAGCTATTGTTGAAGCAGTAGCTTTAACGCCTTTGAGATACAACGATGTTAGATATGAAATTGGCGATAAGCTGGAATTAACTGAAGCAGAATTTGAAACTTTATCAGAAAATAAACTTGTCGGCGAAAGAGTTGATGAGTAATGACAGATGAAATTTTGGAGGAACTGAAAAAATATATTCCTGAAACTTCTGATTTTGATGTAGGAGTTGTTGAGCAGTTTTATAAAGTCGCTGAAGAAAAACATAGTAGCGAAAAAGAAAAATTGCTTAAAATATATCTTTTTGGATATTTGCTCACTTCATTAGATGACTTTGATTTTACGAAAGTTCAAGTATCTAACATTGTAATTGAAGAAACGGGTGAAAACAATCAATATTTAATGATGTATAAACAGTTGTTAAAAACACTTGGAATTGATGAAAATGAAACAACTGTATCAATAGTTTAAGGAGCGGATCATGTTTAATTTTAAAAACAAGGAAAAAAGGGAAGTTCTGCTTGTCAAATTAAATCACATATTGCTTAAAGAAGGCGATAATGAACTTGATTTGACACCTCGCAGATTAAATATTGCGAAAGAGGAAATTGAGGAAAGAAAACTTAATGTTGAAATTATAGAGCTGGGTGATAAGAATGCCGTGCAAACTGAAAATAAAGGAGAAGCCGAAAAACAAGAATCTGGAAAAGCTGCTGGCGATGAATAAGCAAAAAATTGAAGTTGGAACAGTAACCAATTATAGCATTAAAGGTGGTTTTGACGCTTTTGGGTTGTCTAATGTTCTTAATACAGGATCTAGTCGTGGAGTCCCAGGATGGAATTATAACCAAAAGGCTTTTGAACAGTTTAAGCCAATGGCGGCTAGATACTTTAAAGAAGGAGTTGCAAAGATTATAAACGGAAGTTTCGATGTTGCGGCGATGACTAATAAAATTGGAACAGAGGCAAGTACAAAGTATAAAGCAATGATTGAAAGAATTAAAAGTCCAGCAAACAGTCCTGCGACAATTATGAGAAAAGGATTTAACAATCCGATGATTGAAACAGGGCATTTTAAAAGTAATATCGCCGCAAAGATTAATGGCGGTAGAATTGTCGGGAGAGGTGGCGGATAGTGGACAGGAAAGTTAGGGCGGCTATTAGAAAAGTTCTAAAAGTTATAAGGAAGTTTTCCGATGATGTAACTGTGTATTTGGAAGATTCTGAGGTTGAATTTGATGATTTAGGAAATCCAATTCAAGATAAAATAGAAAAGACTGTAAAAATGGCTGTATTAACGCCAAAACATAATTCGTCGTTTCCACAAAGTATGGACGGAAGTTTTTTATCAAACAAAAAAGAAGGATATTACATTTTGAATGATACAGACGGCTTCAAAATTTCTGAAAATATGAAAATAAAACACAACGGTGTGATTTATAGGGTAGTTAATATTGAAGAAAATTATGGAGAGTTTTTGAGAATGGAGCTGAATATAGATGACAAGCGAAATTAGAAAAGAGGTTGTAAACGATATTAAAGAATTTTGTAAAAAGTTCGGCATAAATCAAGTTATTAACGAAGAAAAACGTGATGAAATTTCGGCTGAACAGTATGAAAAACTTAAATTTCCACTTGTTTTCTATAATCTGTATATTGAAGATGCAGGAAGTCCTATTCCTTTTGGAAACGATAAATATTGTTATGATGAGGAAATACAGGCACTTTTGACTTTGGAATCACGAGAGAAACATAATGATTTTGATATGCTTTATATGTTTTTGGCAAATACAAACGCAACAAACGATTACTTTGACGAGAGGAAACATAAAAGAAAAATACGGAAAGTATACAAGATACAGGAAACGCCTTTCAATTTTATGGGCAGAAAATATTACAAACAAGTTCTGCAATTTAGCTATTTTGCAGAACATTATATAAATAAAGATTTTAGGGAGGAATAATGGCAATAGAAAGAAATGATTTGAATACATTGAATAATGTACAAATAAAATCAGAAAATAACAGAGCATTTTATGCTGATGTCAGAAGTTTAATGTTTTTTACAAAAGACTTCGCAATATCGCCAACTTATATTACAGAGCCAAAGGATTTATTGGAGCTGAATGTGAGTGGATTAGATGAGAATCATATTTTTTATAAGTTAATAGCAAGTGCCTATTCACAATCATACACTCCATTAAATGTTGTAGTGTACGGAAACAATACAGCAACTACATTTACAGAACTTATGAAAACTTACGTGGATCATGAGGACGCTTTCGAGGTTACTAACTGGATTACTAATATGGATATAGTCGCAGAGAAAAATTATATAGACAGCATTATAGCTTATGCAAAAACTGATAAGGATAAACAGTTCTTTATAGCTGTAAATTATGAAAAATTAGGAAATTCAGCCAAAGCCGTAGCACTACAGACGGATAATAATATTGATAATGTAGCGTTTGTTATTGAAGGGGCTAAGAACTTGGCAAAAGGAAACTGGCTTACTGGGGCATTAGCTGGTGGAACGATAGGTTACAAGGGTTTAGGGAGTTATATTGTGCATTCTACACAGATTAATGGATTTGTGCAAGAGAATTTCACAAAGACCGAACAAAAGGCATTTTGGGACGCTGGATTGAATTATTTATCTAAACCAACAAGAGGATATTATCATATTGTGAATGGGATTAATTCAGATAACAAAAAATTTATTGAATTAAAATTGATTGAAATTTGGTTTAGAGATGGACTTAAAAAAGATTTAACAGTTTTCCAAGTGAAAAAAGACAAAATACCAGGAGATGATACAGGAAAAGCAATGGTTTATTCAGTAATAAAAGAACGTTGTAGACAAGGTGCAAGTGCTGGAATGTTCATGGTAGATAGTGCTGGAAGCTATTTTGGAACGATAACACAAAAAGATAAGAACGGAAACGAAGTAGAGGTTAGTTTAGGGCATTTGATAGTGAGTGATTTTACACAAGAATCGCTTAGAGAAGGAAAATTTGATTTCGATTTAAGAGTCACTTATTTAAATGGTGCTAGAAAAGTAAATTTGACTGGAGCTGTTACAACAGACGGGGAAATTATTTTTAACAAATAAGGAGGTAAAGATATATGTCAGCAAAACAATATAACGTGGCTAATGTCAAAATCATACTTACTGCCGCAGGAATTCCCTATGCGATTACTTGCAGACATGAAGATGGTTTTGAAGATGATCCTAATACAGAAAGCTCAAGCTCTATGATTGCGAGCTGTGGACAGAAAGTGGTAAACGTATCGGTAGATGAAAGTGTATCTATTACGCTGAGCTTGGCTTATGGAAGCGAAGAACATAGAACAATGGAAAGGTTGCACAAACTTTGGAAAGCGAATAAAGGACTGTTTCCGATGTTTATGGTAATTACTGATACAAATACAAATGAAACTTACATTTATAACGGTGTTTCATTTAAGAAAAAGGCTGGGTTAAAGTATGCGAATGAGAGTGGTACTGAAGCTAGGGCTTGGGAGTTTGAAGCAGAGAGTAGAGAACTTGTGATATAAGAGGATTGTTTAACCAAGGAAATATTTCTTTCGTTAAAGCTGAAAGGACAATTACAATTAAATATAATAACTGTGATTTGTAGCATTTCAAAGCTACAATGTTAAGCAAAAATTTTAAATTTCTGTTGCACTTTTGCTACAAATAAGGTATAATTTATAATAAATTATGAAAAGGAGATGAAAAAAATGGCTACAAAAAGTTTTACAACAGAAATGACTTTTGATAAAAAATCTGTAAATGGTTTAATAAAGGCTTTGAATAATGAAAAATCTCCCAATAGAAAACCTGTTAAAAACGTCGAAATCATAAGCAATCCAGAAACAATACGAAAGATATTCGGCAAAAAATAATTTATGTATATAGAGAATGTAAAAATTGTTTCTTTACAAGATTTGTTGGATGAGTTAAAAGACAGAAAACATGTAAGGGAAGATATTTTAAAGAATTTTAAAAATAAATACAATAAAGATATCGAAGATTTCTTACATAATAAAGCAATAGAATTTGAAAAAGCAGGTTTATCAAGCACGCATTTAGTTTTTAATGAAAATTTTGTTTTGTTGGGATATTTTTCTTTAGCAAACAAACCTTTACTTGTTTCCAAAAGAAACTATGAAGCGTTATCAAAAAGCCAAAGAAAAAAACTTTGCCAAAACGGAAAAAGATTAACAACAGATGGTTATATAGTCAACAGTTATCTGTTGGGACAGATTGGCAAAAACCATTCAGAACAAATAAAAGCTGAAGAACATATAGACGGAACTCAATTATTAACATTAGCTTACGATTCATTAATGGAAGCTAAGAAAATAGTAAATGTTCGTTATGTCTGGCTAGAATGTGAAGACAATGAAAAATTGTTATCTTTTTATAAAAATTTTGGATTTGAAGAAATTGAAAATTTTATTTCAGGAAATGGGCTGAAAGTTTTGGTAATGAAATTAAAAAAATAA